TCATGCCACAAGGTAAAGGTACATACGGTTCAAAGGTCGGCAGACCCAAAAAGAAGAAAAAGAAGAAGATGGTTAAAAAATAACCATTTGTGATACACTACGGATTCACCAATACTCTTTAAGAGGCACGCGACATGAGCGATGAAATCATGGAAACAGAAGCAGAGACTGAAACTGCGGCAGTAGAAAGTCAGGAAACTAAAACCTTTACTCAGGATGAACTGGACCGCATTGTTGCGGATCGTGTTGCAAGAGAGCAACGTAAGTTCGACAAGAAACTATCTGGCGTTGATCTGGATGAAGCAAAAGAACTGCTGGCACAAAGAGAAGCCGCAGAACTGGAGCGACAAAAAGAGCGCGGAGAGTTTGACTCAATCCTGAAGAAAACGGTTGAGAAAAAAGACATGGAGATACAGAGTTATAAAACGAAGTTGCAACAGACGCTAGTAGACGGAGCGATTCTGGGTGCGGCATCTAATAATAACGCTGTTAATCCGAATCAAGTTTCTCAGTTGCTTAAAACCAATACTCGCCTGTCAGATGACGGCAATGTAGAGGTGCTAGACGATAACGGCACACCGCGCTACAATGACAGCGGTGATCTGCTATCAGTCAATGAGATGGTAGCTGAATTCTTGACAGCAAACCCGCATATGGTCAAAGCGTCACAAGGTGGCACTGGCTCGATGGGTAACGCTGGTGGCTCGACACAGAAGCCTCAATCTGTGGCAGATATGGTTGCAAACTGGAGTGATGGTGGCAGAGAAGCATTTGCCGCTATGAAAAAAGCGTAACCACCAAACCACAATTTTATTTTTATTTAGAGGACTTTTAAAATGGCCGCAACAACTTCAACTACTCTTGACGATCTATTTGCGAATATTATCGCTCAGGCTCGTTTCACTGCTGAAGAGCAGTCTTTAATGCTGGGTCTAGTTACTCAGTACAACATCGGTGCACAAGCTGGCAAAACTATTCAGGTTCCTAAGTACCCTGCAATAGCGGCCGCTGATTTGACCGAAGGCACAGACATGACTTCAACCACTGTATCTACTAGCTCAGTTTCTGTAACTGTTGGCGAAGTAGGCGCACAGGTGTTGTTGACTGATCTAGCCGCTATGGGTGCTGGCAATCCTGCTGAAGAATTAGGCACTGTACTTGGTAACGCTATCGCTACTAAGATGGATACTGACCTGATTGCTTTGTTTGACGGATTCTCTGGCTCTATCGGTTCTGCTGGTGCAGAGATCACTGTAGCTGACCTATTCAAGGCGGCCGCAACTCTACGCGCTAACAAAGTTACTGGCGTAATCAATGCTGTAGTACACCCATATCAGGCGTACCAGTTGAAAGCTAACCTAACTAACACCTTTGCTAATCCAAATGGTGGCGACTTGCAGAATGAAGCAATGCGTAACGGTTATGTTGGTACTATCGCTGGGATCAATGTATATGAGTCTGCTAATGTTTCTATCGATGGTAATGACGATGCTAAAGGCGCGGTATTCGCTCCAGAAGCACTTGCTATCGCTATGAAGCGCGACTTCCAAATTGAGCCACAGCGCGATGCTTCTAATCGTGCCTTTGAGCTTAACGCTACTGCCATTTATGGTGTTGGCGAGTTGGATGACTCGTTCGGTGTTGAAATCCTTTCGGATGCCGCACTGTAAGACTATGGATGCCCCCTTTTCGGAGGGGGCTATCTTTTGAGGTAACTATGGCAATAACGTATCGTGGCGAAAGATTCGAGGGCTATAACAAGCCAAAGCGCACTAGGAATCACCCAGAGAAGAGCCATGCAGTATTGGCTAAAGAGGGTGACAAGGTTCGCTTGATTCGATTCGGTCAGCAGGGAGCAGATAACAAGCCTCCCCGTAAAAACGAAAGCGAAGCAGATAAGGCCAAGCGTAGAGCGTTTAAGGCTAGGTTTGCAAAAGACATAGCAAGAGGCCGTAAAGATAAAACAGCATCAGCGGCATACTGGGCAGACAAGGTGAAATGGTAATGGCATTCTCTCAAGATTCAGACTTAGTTGATTTAATCCCTGATATTCTCTCTTTAGGTATCACATCATTTGCAGACGATCATGCAAAATCGCAAGCAGATATTGAGCGCGAGTTGCGGATCAAGTGGTGGCCTAAGAAAGGTATAGCGGGTGAGATGGAGAACTCCAAACTTACTGACTCACAGTTTACCCGATGTTCTGCTTATTTAGTGTTGGCAAGATATGCTTTGCCGCAACTGACTAATTGGGTAGAAGATGATAGATTCCAAAACATGATGGACTTTTACAAAGCCCGTTATGGTGAAGAGTTCGACGCTATCCTGAGAGATGGTGTTGAGTACGATGACGACGGTAATAGCACTATCGACGATGATGAAAAGCAATCAGTAAACTCTGGTCGGCTGGTTAGATAATGGATATACGCCTACAAACTAACGCTAAAGAGATTGCCAAGAGAGTAGGTAAGAAAGGCAAGGAGCTATCTGCCAGCGTTAAACGGGCGTTACTGATTACAGCGCAGGAAGGCGTAAATGTAATACAGGATAGGACTGCCAAAGGTGTAGGTTATAAAGGCGTATTCGCATCATATACACCAGAGTATGCATTGTTTAGATCAGGGAAAGGCAGAGGCACTAAACCAGATTTAAACTTTACTGGTCAGATGTTAGGGTCAATGACAGTAACGGCTAACAGTAAACAGGCTGAGATATTTTTCAGCAGAGCGACTGAATCTAAGAAGGCCGCAATGAACGATAAGAAAAGACCGTTCTTTGGCTTTAACGATCAGGAAGAAAAGCAACTAGGCAAGATATTCTTTAAGGCGTTGAAATGAGTGTAAGAGAAAACATTGCCAACAATATCGTTACTACCCTGCAAGCGATCACATCGCCTGTAGCGGTTAAGTATGTAACGCGAGAGCCATTTGCTTTTGATAAGTTGTCGAATGCTCAGTTTCCCGCGATTCTAGTTAGGAGCGCAGGAGAGAACAGAGAAGATAGTAGTCTAGGCGGGTCAATCACTCAGCGCATGGCTACAATAGATTATGAACTGGTTTGTTTTGTTAAAGGGTCTGTAATTGATACAGCGCGAAATAACATTATCGAAGCAGTAGAAGAGGGTCTGGATGTTGATCGTTTGCGTGGGGCTAATGCCTTAGATACGCAGATAACTAACATTGAGATTGATCAAGGTTCTATTGATCCCATCGGTGGGGTCATTATTACAGTTCGCGTTTTGTATCAGTACACTCGCGGCACAACTTAACTTTTATTTAGAGGTATAAATCATGGCGACTAAAACAGGCGCATCTGGAGTAGTAAAAGTACAAGTCTCAGGCACGACTGTTGCCGTGGTTGGCGAAGTACGATCTTTCACTTTTGACGGTTCAGCAGACACTATTGAAGATTCAGTAATGGGCGATACTGCACGTACTTACAAGCAGGGTCTAGCAACTAACACTGTATCTATCGAGTGTTACTGGGATGAAGCAGACGCACAGCAGTTGATCTTAGATGAACGTGCTGATGTAGACTTTGAAATCTATCCTACTGGTACTGGTACTGGTGAGACTTATTTCTCTGGTGGCGGCATCGTTACTTCACGTTCTATAACTGGCGCATTTGATGGCATGGTTGAAGCCAGCTTTACCATCCAGTGCAGTGGAGCAATCACAGAAGCTACAGCGTAATAGGGGGATTTAAACCATGGGATTAGCTAAAGAGTTACGCAACAGAAGGGAAGTAAAAGCGCGAGAAGTATTAGTACCTGCGTGGGGTGATGATTCTGGAGACTTTAAGTTGTATTGCAGGGCTATTACCTGTTATGACTTAGATCAGCTTCAGAAGAAGCACCCTAACTTCCTGAACAACACTACCATCGGTGCAATGGTAGATTTGATTTGCATGAAGGCAGAAGATGAGGGCGGTAATAAACTCTTTTCATCTGCTGAAGATCGCATGGATTTGATGGGTGAAGAAACTAATATTATTAGTGACATTGCCAATCAGATGTTTGCAGAGATCGAGTCTATTGAGGCAATCGAGGGAAACTGAGAACCGATCAATCAAGGATGAACTTATTGTCTTTGGCTGATCGGCTTCACATAACAATAGCAGAGGCAGAGCAAATGCCTGTCAACCACTTTAATGAGTGGCTGGCCTATTTCCAGATAATGAGTGAGAGCGATGGCTGAAAACGTCAAGATTACGATAAGCGCATTAGATAAAACCAAGAAAGGTTTTGGCAGTGCTACCAAAGGTCTAAAAGCTGTTGCTGGTGCTGTACTCAATGCCAAGACAGCTATTGTCGGCTTAGTTGGCGCGGCTGGTTTTGGCGCACTTATAGCATCGTCACTCAGAGCAACTGATACCCTTACTAAAACCGCAAACAAGATTGGCACAACCACTGAGGCTCTTGGGGCTTTACGGTATGCCGCTGATCTTACTGGCGTATCTACGCAGACTATGGATATGGCTCTGCAAAGGTTTACCCGCAGGACTGCTGAAGCCGCCAAAGGAATGGGTGAGGCTAAAGGCGCAATAAAAGAACTGGGGATAAATGCTCAAGAATTAAACAGAATGCCGTTAGATAAGCGCATGATTGTTTTGGCTGATGCTTTTGCAGAAGTAGAAAGCGAATCAGATAGACTGCGTTTAGCGTTTAAGTTGTTTGACTCTGAAGGTGCGGCTCTTGTAAATACTTTATCGCAAGGCGGTGATGGCCTGAGAGCCATGCTTGGCGAGGCTAGAGCATTAGGATTAACAATGTCTAGCACTGCGGCCAAGGGCGTAGAAGATACTGTTGATTCCCTGACTAAATTACAAAGTTTATTTAAAGGCGTTACAGATCAGACTGTGGCGGCATTTGCCCCTGCAATAGAGGCAATGGTTGTGCGGTTTACTGCATTTTTACAGCGCACCATTGAAGCTAAAGGCGGTGTTGAATTATTTGCAAGATCACTAGCTAAAACTCTTATATCAGGAATTCAAAATGCGTTAATTGGTTTTGAAAAATTAGCGAATGGCTTTATAAGCATATACAACGAAGCCATACGCACAAAAAATAATTTAAAGAATCTGTTTAGCATTGGGGCAAAAGACGTTAGGCAATACAATGAAGAAATTGCAAAGTTAGAAACGCGAATTGCCAAAGTTGGCGAAAATACCGCAGGATTGTCACCAGCAAACCAAGAAACAGCAATTAAGAATTTTCAAGAAAGAATAAATGCGCTAATAAAGTTGCGCGATGAAGCGCAGGATACAGAAAGTGCAGAGTTATTAGGAAACATAAGCACAAAGTATATCCGCGATGAGCTCGAAGGGGTAAAAAGTGCCTTAGACATTATCGGGGATTCGATACCGAAAGCGGCAGTTCCTGCCTTAGACTCAATTAATAATGTCGATCTAGGATTTAAGGCGTGGCAACAGACCGTAAAAGATGGCGGTGAGATAGTTCAGTCATTTACAACAAACGCTTTAGATGGAATGACCGATGCCCTGACCGCTGGCATTACTGGCGCGGCTAATTTTGCAGACGCTATGAAGTCAATGGCAAAAAGCGTAGTAGATAGCTTAATTAAAATGTTGGTTCAAAAGTATATTGTAGATGCGGCATTTGGTGCGATTACAGGTTATTTTGGAAGTGGTGGCGATGGTTCAACTGGTAGCGGTGCAACGTCTGGAGGCGGCTCTGGCATTCCACAGTTTGATCCAAGAGGTTATGCCGCAATCGGTGGTCCAGTAGAATCTGGCTCTCCCTATATTGTTGGCGAGCGTGGTCCAGAGATGTTTGTGCCAAATCAAAAAGGCGCAATAATACCAAACAATAAGCTAGGCGGTGGCGGTGGCGTAGTAGTCAATCAGACCATTAACGTATCGACTGGCGTACAGCAGACAGTAAGAGCAGAAATTGCTACACTTATGCCACAGATTGCCAATGCCGCTAAAGGTGCAGTTGCAGACGCTAGAATGCGCGGTGGTGGTTATTCCAAAGCATTAGTAGGAGCATAAAAAATGCCATTAGCATTTCCATCAGTCGGCATACAGTCTATCAATATGCGGTTACGTAGAACTGTAGCCGTATCAGAGTCGCCATTTACCTACGATCAGCAAGTGTACGAGCATTCAGGGGCTAGATGGGAAGCAGAGATCAGCCTACCGCCTTTAACCTATGCAGAGGCACGATCAGTCGAAGCATTTATAGTCGGCTTAAAAGGGCGTTCTGGCACGTTTACATTCGGCCATCCACTGCATACAAGTACAGCAACCAGTACAACATCTGGAACAACAGCGGTTAGGGCAGAGCAACTGACTACCGATTCTGGTTCTACTGCTGTTACTGCGGGTACTTACTTTCAGCTAGGTGATTATCTGTACATGGTTACAGAAGATAAATCCGCTGGCGCGGGGACACTAAAGTTTCAGCCACCACTAAGGGCAGAGATAGCATCAGGTACAGCGTTAGATTTTACATTGCCTAAAAGTCTATGGCGCATGGCATCAAATGATATTGGCTGGTCTACTGATACTGCCTCCCTTTATGGATTTACTCTAGCCTGTGTCGAGGCCATCTAATGAGTCGCACCCTATCAACTGAAATGCAAGCGGTCGCAACCGCTGAAGTAGTACGCCCGATCTATTTAATTGATATGGAGTTTACGTCTGGTAGCGTTTATTTCTGGTCTGGCGTGGGTAATTTAACTTTTAACAGCAATACCTATATCGGTGCGGGTGACTTACTCAGCATCGGGTCGGTAAGCGAGACAGCCGAACTACAGGCAAA